GCCTCGGGAGTGTCATCGGAAGTAGCATATAGAAATGTGGTTGCATCGAACAACTTCTTCATCACCATTTCAAAGTTAGTCGTGCCATCTCCGATATACATCCTCTTCTCGTCAGTTGTAAAACCAAACTGACCCGCTGCAAGAACAGGTAAACCTGCCTGTAACCCTCTTCTAATCTGAATTACATTTGACATTTTCTTACCTCCCTTAAAAATCTTGTTTTACCAAGTTCCTTCATCTATTGTTAAGTTAGCCATTTCTGTTTCAATTTCTTCAACCTTCTCGGCAGGAAAAGAAAGCACATATTTATCCGCTCCAACCCAAGCCTGCTGAGAACCACCACCAATAGCATTTCTTGCCTTAATAATAAGGACATTACCAGCCCTAGACTTAATTCTGATTCCTTCCCTTTCCAAGCAATCATGAGGAGTAACACAAGTAGAAGCATAAACTACTAATATAAACTCACCAGTAGCAGGCAAAACACCACTGGTGGAACTGGGAACTACTACAAAGGTAGTATCTTCCCCTTGTGCAGCAGTTATACCATCAGTCCCTATAACCCCAAAACAGAAGTTTTTAAGCTGTAGATTCGCCATTTTTCACTCTTCCTAAATCAAGTTCGTTCAACCGTTATTGACCAAGACCATCTACATCTGGTGAACCTATTAACACCTGTCCATTATAGTTACATATTGCAGTAGCATGAGGCTGTATAGCTGAAAGGGCATAGACCTTACTCTGCGCATCTCTTATAACTGCAATCTTTCCATTACTCATATAGACACAATCAAAGAAGTCTACCGCACTCCAAGTCCCACCTGCACTTGCTGCTGTATATTTAAGAGAGAGTGAAGAACCATCCCACTCGTATATCTCCTTCAACCCACAGACAATAATTAGATTTGTAAACACAAATAACTGCGGATAAGGAAATCCATCAGTAATGCTTGATGTTACAATTCTTATCAATTCATCAATAGATGAAAGGACTCCATCCTTTCCAACAGCACCTTTAGATTCTACAAGAAACTTTCTATCTCTTGGAATCCTCTTTAGTGGTCTAAGTCCTTTCGCTAACTCCTCAGCAGCAATTAAGAAAGAGAAATCAGGCATTTATAATACTCCATTTGAAGAAAGATCAACATGACTAAAGTCTCTAGGAATATTCTTTGCTACTTCAGTCATATTAAGATCATTCATTACAAGCAGCCTTTGCTTAATTTCTGGAACCGCTTTAGTAAGAATTTCCTCATAAGACAACAAAGGATTCTTTCCTTCAACCATTTCAACAACACTTTGCACTACATCTTTCTTTCCTCTAAATTCAGGATATTCTTGATAAAACTTCAAGTTTATCTTATGTAAAGCTGCATGATTAGCCATCAGATTACCAACAACCTCTGGAATTGAAAGAAGTGTTCTCTCGACTGCAAGACTAACAATCTCATCTCTTTCTTCTTGTGTTATCATTTCTTACCTTTCATCTAAACAGATATATCAATTATTGATATATCTTTTTAACATAAATCAGTCTGAATAGAGTACCTATTCCATACAGAATCACCAGGAACAACAATAAAAACTGGTTCTACCTGATTTGCTGCATTAAGTGTAATCAAGTCTCTCAATGACTTATCTGCAATTACAATAACTTCAGCAGAAACATTTTTTCCATATTCTGGAGCAAGACGAATAGCAAGATTATAAATAATAGCTTCCTCATAATTTGGAGGAAAAGCAAGAGTGTCATTAACTGTAGCAAAAGAGCTTGCTTCTGTGAAAGGTTTAAGACTGTCTATCCACATCACTTCAGCTTCTTCAGGAACAGGATAAACATACAAGTATCCTTCTGGGTATAAAGGATGATAGAATACTGCAGTAGGTCTTCCTACCAGAACTTTTAAAGAAAGTATCCTATACACTCCTTCTGAAAGAATTATGATAGGGTGATCAGTATCTCCTGAATCTCTTACAAAACCACCTATTAAAGTATTAGGTCGAGCAGTGGAGATTATTCCTCCTATGCCCCATGAATAGGAAGCAGTACCTGGAACCAAAATAAAACTCTCCTTCACTGAGGCAAAGACACGAATCTTTAGACTTGACCAGGATCTTAGCATGCTTTGTAAAGCTTCTAAGGCCTCTGTCTGCCGAGCAGTCTCCGGAGTCTCTCCACTACTCAACCCACCTATCTTTCTTAGACTTGCATTTATTAGAGTTGATACTAACATCTTATCTTCCCTTTATCTTCTTCAAAAAGGTACTCATGACCAGGAAGTTTAGTTACCTTTCCTGGATGGTCTTTCCATCCAGTGGCATCTGCTTCATCAAGTTCCTTATCAGTTTTACATACCTTTCCCTGAGGACAATCTTTATGATATCTCCAAGCAGGCGTTCTTAGAAAAGTTGGTTCTGTATGACCAACAATTCCTTGTTCTTGCAACAAGACTCCTGAACCAAGAAGTTTATTTTTTGATGGCATGGACTTCTCCCTTCTTCCCTTCAAGCATTTGCCATGCTTGACCTACTATCAAAGTAGTATATACTCTTGCAATCATTTTCTTAATCAAAGAAGTATCCTCAGAAGTAACTTCAATAGGATCTGGATGGTTCTTGATTTTCATAGCAAGTTCAAATCTCTTTAACTTCTCTTCCCCCGATAAACCTTTCTCATCTTCAAGTGTTGCAACTAAAGAACTCATAGCAACAGTTCTTAACGTGAAAGGTTTACCAGACTCATCTTTGATCTTATTCTCACTAAAATCTACAAAAATCTGATCTCCATACAAGAACATAATGCACCTCCATTTAGTTAATAGCGGGAGTGTTTAAGGCACACTCCCTTAAGCCTATTAAAGATTATGCAGACAGTGCTTAGCCCATTCGAGTCCACTTGAGCACTATCGTTCCTGAAGCTGTCAAGTTACCTGTATTGTCAGCATTCCATGTCCCAGCAGAATTAAGGAAAACATTCTTGATACTTGCCGCTACATTCAGTGAAATACCCAGACCTATTCCTGCTGTTGCTGCAAGAAGTGCTGATACTGCTGCCCCACCACCTGGTGCTGTATTGATCGTCTGCCCCGTCAATCTGTCTTCAAAGGTTGTCGTACCGCTCAGGAGAGAAACTGCACCAGATGCTATGACTGAACCTAACCCAGTATCCGTCGCAACTGCTGTTCCTGCTGCTGTTAAGACAATAGCTGAAAATGCAGAAACCAATTCAAGGTGCTGTCCTGCAGGGAAGGCATACACAATATTCCCAACCCCTAAAGCAGCTGCAGCCCCTGCCAACGCTCCAACAATGAAGTTCGTCAGCGTGAGGACTGTGGTAATGTCCCTTCCATCGCCGTACTCTTTAATTGTTACTGTTCCCACTGGCGTAGTACCCAGGGCGGCTCGCACCTGTACTGAATCAGACTTTATGCCATCAGCATCAAACAAGGCCACCAAAGTACCATCTTGAGCAAACCCAGTCTGAGCCTCCGACAACAGATACAACCCCGTATCAATAGCACCTATTTGTACAGCAGGAGTACCTACTGCTCCTGCACCCGTTATCAGTGTTGTCCCTACCCAAAGTGACTTTGCAATGCCAACTCCACCATTAGTATGAATTGATCCCGTAACTGCACTTGAGGTGTCTATAGCACAATCAATATCAATAGCTGTATCAGCACCACTGCCAATTTTAATGCCTGTTGTAAAAATCTGCGCTCCTGCCCAAGTCATAGGATTTGGGATAGAGATATGCTCAGATTCACTTTCAGCAACTCTCCACAACCAATTATTTCTTCCAGACATAATTATCACCTTGTCCTTAATCCCAGACATCCAGAAGGCTCAACAAGTAAGCTAACCGGATGAATGAGAGGAAATTGTTAAATTATCAACCCCAAAGTCTTACAGCCAATTCAGGGTACAATGTTTTCACTCCGTAAAGAATGTCTAACCTGATAATTTCTTCATCAGCATCTATGTCATACTGCTTAACTACACGAATAGAAAGACCTGCATCAGGATCAGTCTCTCTAGCACCCCAGACATTTGCTGGCATCTCAATAGGAACTGTTACCAAAGCAAAAGCATTAGGATGAAAAACTAGGTTCTGAGGATACGCAATATCTTGAGTCCCAATGAAAGTCAATGCAGCAGTCGTTAGAGGAACAGCATCAACATTAGAATAAGCATTAGCCGCTCCATAAATTAGCGTTGGAGCAATCGGAATGGTCATATCTGCACCTACATCATCAGTCTGTATCCTGACTACCCATTTATGAAGGACACCTGTACTAGCACCTGACATCGTATTGACCTGATTTACTGCATCAACAGTGAAGATATCTCCTGCATGAACATCATTAGCGCCACTCCACCCATTGGTCACAAAGGTTACAGCACCAGTTACAGTTGCTCCATTCATCACCGGAGTTGCACCAGCTGTAAAATGCCCTGTAGTATGTCGCACAACATTCTGGTCCATATACAGAGCTAAGTTTGCAATTAGCCCAAGGAATCCCTTCGTAATAATATTGTCTGCAACTTTAGCCGCAAAGGTTCCTTTCAATCCATCAGCTAATGCCCAATGAGCAGCAGGATTCAGAATTGCAATCCTTCCTTCAGAAGGGCAAGATTCATTATCCAGAATTGTCTGTGCATCACCAAGAGCAGCAAATGATGCTGGAGTTGTTCCAGGAGTTCCACATGAATTAAAGACATCAGTATACAAACCACAAAGGTCCGCATCAACCTGATTTGCAAGAGCAGCAACTGCAGGAGTAATATAGCGTTTGCTATAATCATCGATTGTAGTTGTCAACTCTTTAGAACTAAATGCCCAAGATACATGAGCCTGTGTAGACATTGTAATTGAGGTTGATGGTTCAGAGATATTGGTATTACTTCTCGCCTGAGCCTTAGTAGCTCTAAACTTATTAGGTTTTCTTACAGTAATAGTTTGTCCTACTTTGACAAACTCACTCTTGTACGCTTTGTAAACATGTGCTGATATTCCCAAAGAATTGACTAATTGCATCAATGCTTCTTTAGCAACAATATTAGGAGTCAGCATTACATTAGTTGATGCCATTTTCTTTTATCCTTTCCTTTCTCTCCAAGCTCGATACTCTTTAGCAGACATCTGACTTGGATCTTTATCAATAGCACCAGTTGTCCTAACAGTTTGTATAGGCGCTGGTGCCGTAGTTACTTTCTTGATTGGAACAGGCTTCTTTTCTTTCAAATTTTCTTTTTCCTTCATCAATCCTGCTTCAATCTTACCAACCTCTTTAGCAATCCTCAACGGAGACATCTCAGCAATTTCAGCAGATACTTCAGGATTCTTCCCAAAGTAATACATAATTTCATCAGCAATATCTGATAACAAAACACACTCAACCATCTCCTTAGAAATAACTAAATCATCACTGAAGACTGTTTCATGGAAGTCTTTATATATCTCTTCTCCATGCTCAATAACAGTATCAAGTAATTTATTGGTCTCATCATATGCTTGCTTCTCATCCTTCTTTGCGATATCAACTTGAGTCTCTGCCCTTTCTACTTGTAACTTTTGTTCTATCTTCCAATCAGTAAGAGCTTCGTAATAATCATCAAGATCATCGAAGTCTTCCTTCTTAGGTTTATCAGTAGTAGGTATTGTAGCTTGTACCTTTGCCAACTTAGTCTCAAGCTCTAATCGTTTTGCTTTCTCGAAATCTCTTTCTCTTTCTGCTGTTCGCCGCTTCTTTGTTAGCTCATCAATGCGCTTCTGGATTGCATCTTTAACCTCAGGTTTTCCCTTTCCGGTTTCTTTTTGCAGAAGTTTCTCTTCCTCTTTAACCTCTGTTTTAGAAGGATCTTCTTCCTTCTTTTCCTTTTCCTCTTTCTTCTCCTCTTCTTTTTTATCTTCCTTAGGAGCGACTGTTTTCTCCTCTGCTTTTCTTTCCTCAGTCTTTAATTCATCTACATCTGTCTTGATTGGTTCAGTTGAGTCAATACTAAGTATATTAGGATTGTCAACGCCATTGATTACTTGCCCTGTAATGAATTCTGCTTTCCTAATCTCATCTAAAGTTTTTAACATTTTGCATACCCTCCTCAGGTAAGAAGCCCATAATCTTGTATGGTCAAGCTAATGGAAAGAGTCAAATAGACATATCACATAATATCTCTTCTGCCCTTTCAAAATTAAACCTCTTTATTTTCTCTTGCTTTCCTATATTCCTTTGAAGACATATCCTTAATGCTCTTCTTCACAGCAGGTTCACAAGCAATCTTCTCTATTTGTAACGTTATACTATGTTCACTTTCTTCGCTCTGCTGTTCTGACACCCGAATATAAGTTACAATAGCTTCTGCTTGAACCAGTACTCGTTCTCCTATTTTATAGTCAATTAAGGAAGGAATTCTAGTTATTTGATCCTTCTCAAACCTAAGTTGTAAACCATAAGGCCAACGATTTTGTTCACTTACAGGTAATACATTTGCTTTCAACTCTTCCTTTGTTTTCTTAGGAAGTTTCATATCTACAAGTTCCATAGTTTATCTCCTTGCCATTTCTTTTAGCATATTCTTCTTTTTCTTGCGCTTTGGCAATCCTTTCTCTTTAGTCGAAGCAAAATCATGTAAAGATGCTTTTCTCATCTTAAGGATATTTTTGTTCCTAGCATAAACTGCTTTAGGATTATGTTCAGCTAATCCCATCAACCTTCTCTGTGCCTTGCTTACTGCTGGCATTATTGAACTCCTTTTATTATAGTTCTTCTGTCTCCACCTCTTCAGAAGGAATATTTGGCTTATTAGTCAACTGAGTACTCTGCTCCAATTTTACTTGTAGATCCAGCAACTTAACCTGTTCCTGCTGCAGCTTAACCTTTAAATCCTCCAACTTCATTTTCTCTTCTTCTAGTTTTACTAATTCAATTGGATTAGGAGGAGGCGGAGCGGGCTCTTCAGCAGGAGGAGGAACTGATTGGCCCGTTCTCTTTGCTATCTCAGCAGCTTTCTTGGCTTTAATTTCTGGAGGAAGGAGGAATTCAAGCCGTTGCGAGACCTCTTCTGCTCCTGGCCAATCCATCACTTTAGCATACAAATCACCAATAAGAGGAGCAGCATTAGGATAATATTGAATAAACTCTTGCATAGACTGTCTGGCCTCTGTTCGTTGTGTAGTAAAACTTGGACCAACAGTAACTGCAACATCATAAGTTCCAACAGATAAATCATTTAGTATAGTACCTTCATCTGTTTGAACATTTACAGCTTCAAACTCATGTTCACCATTTACCAAACCAAGACGAATTATTCGTTCTGTATCTAATAAGAATGGAGCTATATCAACTAATACTCTTCCAATATGCTCAACAGAACGTGCAAGATTATCTGAAAAAACAAAAGTACCAACATCTCCTTCCTTCTTCCTTTCTCTTATTGCAATACCAGAACGCTCGTTACTTGGCATACCAAGCGATGCTCTTTGTAGCCCAATAGTATCTCGAATCTCTTGATCTGCCATATTTATCTTCTGCACCATAGCAGAAGAAGCCTGAGGAGGAAGTTGTCTTTGCGGCCATCCAGGAGCTTTCTCATCAAAGTTAACAAGAAGATATTGATAATTCTGCTTATCCAAGCTATTCCACATAGCTTCATGTCCTGAGATCTGCGCAGGGGTTACGAAATATGGTATCTTCGGTTGGAGCGCCACTGACTCAGTATCAGCTGAATTGTGTGTAGGAATCATTCCTGATCCAGCCAAATATAAAGCTGAAGGACTATCAACAGTAATACACTTTACAGGAACTGAAGGAACAGGGGTTATACTTAAGATCCCATATCGCTTCGTTCTTCGCAGGACTACTTCACCTTTCCTTACTCTTGTTGCCTTTCGAGATAGACGAAATACAGGCATATCAGAATAAGCTGTAAAAGTGAATACATATAAAGCCTTTTTAGACTCAACTCTTTTGTCTTCTACAAAAGAAACTTTTCCTCTATTATCTACAACACGAAACTTAGCTTTTATACCAAGAGTTCTTAATAACTCAGCAAATCCTTTTGCTATCTCTGATTCTGTTGTTGCAAAAGAACATCTCCCCATAGCATCTACTGAGCCATCTGTGTCCATCAAACCCTGAAGCAATTCAAGTCTTTGTTTTATTGAGCCTCTTACATATTGATAGGGAATATGCTTATTTTTTAATAAATTAAGGGCGCTAAACTTTTTACTTATATTAAGAATTGTCCGACCAACACAACTTTCACCATAATTTGTATAATCTCCTAATTCGCAACCAAAAAACTGTAAGTAAAAAAACATCTCTTCTGCATCACTTTTATGCAAAGTTATATGAGGTGCTTTCGACTTTCCATCACCAAGCCATACTCCTAAAACATAAGGAGGAATTGAAAACTCTTGCTCAGGCAATTCCAAAGGAGCAGTCATATAAATAAAATGCTTGTCTGGTACCAATTGACCAGTAGTAATCGTCTTTGTCTCCCAACTATAATCTACTGAGTTTTTCATCACTCTTTCTTCTACAGTCCATAAATGTTCAATATCTGCTGTAATTACTGAGCCATCATCAAACAGGACTTCCTTGCATTCTCTGTTTTCAAAGATAGGACTGACGTCTATTACTGTACAGACCTGCCCTTTATCATCAAATAATTTATGGCCAATCTGAACATCCTTCATCTTGAGCCACCCAAATGGAGTTGGGAGAAGCACAGCTAATGACAGCGCCGACCAGTAGTTGTACATCCGCTGAGGGTCCTTTCCAAAGCGAATCAAACCTCGAATATATCTCTTTCCTGCAACATTGATTTCCTTACCCCATACAGGAATAATTGGAATATACTTTTTTCCTACCC